ACCTATTGGCTTTTCTGTTCCGGATGATGTAATCATGATGAAAGAATAGAGAGTATCAATATCATAAAAATCCTTCGAAGTACCTTGGCTCTTCGCTATAGTATTGATATCTTGTTGCATTATTGTGCAATTGGATATTATTTGTGGCGGAGAGCCTAAAATCTTAAAGTAGTATGAAAATTGCTAAACTATTAATCTTGTGTATATTATCAACTATAGGGTTGATTGTTTTTTGTATTTTTATGGTAGAATTGATTATTCCAAGTATTGGTCGTAATATTTTAAAGAATTCTATTCTGTCAGAGTTTATTTTAATGAATTTATTGTGTCTGTCATACATTATATTTTGTATATGGTACTTTCTTGTAAGAAAGATGCTATCATTACGTACTAAATGTTTTAGATGGGCAGTCAGTATATTGTCAGGGATTGCCGGTTGGTTTATATCTATTTGTTTGTTGTCGGAAATAATAATATCATTAAGGAAATAATTATGAATTCTCTTTTTTTGTTTATCATCTTTTTGGTATCTATAAACATAGATTCTTTTTCACAAGATACAAAATCTTGTAAGTGCCAAATAATAAACGAGTTTATGGATAATATGGAGATAAAATATCTTGTTGGAAATCGTTTTACCAAGGACCTTTCTTGTTTGGAATCTCGTATTTTGGATAAGGCAGATATAGCTACAACGTATTGTTGTTTTATTTTAGAGATTCATGAAATGAATATAAGGAAAAGAACAGCTAAGTTGGTCGCCAAGAACTTTTCCTCCAATCGGTATTCTACTGTTTATGTTAGGGCATTTTTCAAGAAAAAGAGAAGTAAATGGCGACTGAAATCAGTCTATATGGATTTTGTGAAAAGATAAACGCTAATGTTTAAGAGGATGTTCCCAAAGAAGCTGGACTAATATTAAGTCTTTGCAACATCCTTTTTTAGAGTAATTATTCAAGAAAGAAATAATTGTACGGGGCTCAATACAAATTGTACCATGAGAAAGAAGTAGAGCCAACGACGTGAAACGCCCATGACATCGGGAGTTAAGACCTGTTGAACTTTGTATGGACGACAAAAACAAAATGTTCCGTTCGTTCCAATTTGGGTGGGGTTACTTCCGTGTTGCTTCTATCGGAGGGAGACTATTATGATGAAGATCAAACGGTGTTTAAAGAATATCTGAATAAACAGGATCAGTTGATTCCTGTTTGAGACTAAATAAAAGGCTGTGTACGCTGTTTTTTTACAGAGTACACAGCCCTTATCGTGTTCTGGATGAAAGCACCAGAGAAGGCGGAATATCGCTATTTCTGCTTACATCTGATGATTTGTGCCTGTTTGATGATAGCTCTTTTGGTGATGACTGAGCCTCCATCAGTAAGGCCTTTGTGCTGTAAAGTACTCTGTTGAATACCTATTTGATCAGCACTAAAAGTTCCATATATTGCAGATATGGAGCCAAAATAACGATCAATCTTTTCGAATATGAGATGCACATGTATAACCTTTGCCATAGTTTTACTATTTAGATATTTCATTTGCACAAAAATACTAAATACTTATTATATGGAAGTATAGATATTAGAAAAATGCTATAGATAGCAATAATAGATATGCTAACAAGGTACTTCTTACATTACATTGAGACTGGATAATCCTACAAGCTATAAGTGTTAATATTGTGTTAATAACAGACATATACATGATAACACACATTCAACACACATTCAAATTATAAAACGAAATGTGAATAACACACATTCAACACACATTCAAAATTGTATTAATTAAACTTTGAGTTTATACCTATATTCTATGAATCTATATTGAGTTACACCCTATATTACATATTTACGGATATTTGCATAGATAATAATTTGTTGATATACAGTTATTTATATTGTTTTTCTATGTATATTTGCGTAAAAGTTACGATTTAAGTATACTTTTTGGTGTGATTATGCAGTTGGATAGCATAAATTATATAATACCGGTTCGATTCCGGTTTGCACCTCAAATATTAATGAGAGCGGAGAAGTTCCTGCGTACGGGGAACAAAAGATGTTGGTTTAGCTCCCGGTAATAGGGCCGGGAGCATTAATAAAATGCTTAGAATTATGAATGTCAATGCAAAATCAGAAGATGTAATAACCATAAAGGAAACCATTGAGAATGGATACGTTACACGTACTGTATATTCTAATGGTTATATGTGTTATAGCCAAACTAAAGATTTACAGCTTATGAAGAACAGAGGTAATGATACATGGGTCGACAGCTTCTACCGTTGCTTAAATATAGCATCGACATCAAAAAGGCTTGATAATGTTAGCGATATTGCTGATAATGGTAGTGATTCTTTCTACTTTATCTCCCAAAGAAGGCTTCAGTCTCTCAACTTCAAGCAAAAGCTTTTCTATTTCCTTTTGAAGAATATTTTCTTTCATGGTGAATCCGCCACGATTGAACAGATCAAACGCACTTTGGTGAACTTCCAAGAAAAAAGAAGGTGAACTAAAGCGTAAATTGAGGTTCGATATTAGCCCCTCCTCTTGAAATCCTTCTAAAATGGCATTAATCAATCGAGGGCTATACCCTGTTGTTTCTTACATTTCTTCAAAATCCACCATCGAGTGTTCGTGTGGGTATACAGTATCACACTTGATTAAATAAGAAAGGATTTTGTCCTTATCGTAATAAGTTATATTCATTTTCTATATTATTGATTAGTTTAATTAACAATGTGATTATACTTTCCCAACCGATGATCTTTTTGAACCGGATGGCAACTTTGTAGGTATAGAGTCTTCGCCATAGTCGCCAGATGATTCTTTGGTAAAAGCTTCAGTAATATCGTCTACTATTGAATGGTGATCAGACTCCTTATTCTGAAATTCTAATTGACGGATACGTTCTTTTAAGCCTCCTATTTCCTCAATAAGCGTTTTGTTTTCTTCATCTTTCTCCTTATATATCTTATATATAATAGATTCCTCTACTGGTGATATTAGCGTACTACCCCCCTTTCTTTCTTCGGGATTTTTGTTATCACGGAGCATGGAACCTTCACCTGTAAGAAGCCATATCGGATTTATATCAGTATACACTATTAGAATATTTTCTAATTTATCCGTACCGATAGCCCCTCCATTCTTTAAAGACTTTCCAAACGAAGCATTAGACATGCCAACACTCCTTTCAAAAGCCGATATGGCAATTTTTTTAAAGTCTATATATTCTTTTATTCGTTCTAGGATCATAGGATATTTCCGTGTTATAATTATTAAAATAGAATATTTCCTCAAATAAATTTGGATTCAATTAGAATATTTCCTAAGTTTGCAGCATGATATTAGTTTGCAAGCGTCCAAAGATAAGGATTAAACTCTAAATAATAAAAAGTATGGAAAAAGTTTTAGAACATGTTTCAGACAATCTATCGGTAGAAATACTTCCGGATGATAAGTTTGAGTTCCTGATGACAACAAATGAAGTGGCAAAAGGATACGGTGTATCTGGTGGCACTATAAGGAAACATAAGATGGAACATTGCGATGAACTAATAGAAGGAAAACACTTTTTTACGAGCGTTACTAAAAGCAACGCAGGTTGTAAATCAGGGGGATATCTTCAAAACAAACCAACCCTTTGGACCAAACGCGGCATTGTCCGTCTCGGGTTCTTCATTAAGAGCGAACGTGCTAAGATGTTTCGTGACTGGGCGGAGGACTTGGTGGTGAACAAGATTGATGAAGCCTATCAGGTTCAAGCGCAGGTACAGCAACTTTCCCTTTTTCCCGAACCGGTGAAGCGTAATCATAACCGGTTAACAAAAGACCGTCTGGTTGATATTCTTGCCGATGTGGCGAAGATAGATGATAAATCAATTCGCCTATCTCTGATTGATAAATTGACAAATATTAAAGCGTAAATATATGCATAAAATTGACTGGGAAGATGCCCAACAGAAAAGTAAAGCTTATGCCTATTTGGCGAAAACTTTTAATGTGAAGAAGCCTGCTGTCAGCTTGGCTATGCACTTCAAGCGCGACAGCCTGAAAGCCGCACAGATGAGGGAAGTGGCGATTCGTGAACTCGGCGGAACGTACTTGACCGATAAGGGTGTAGAAATCAAGCCTACCAAAGTGCTTGATTCAAAGGGAAATGTGACGGAAGTAATAACCAACAAATAATATTAGTTATGAAAAAGGTTTTGAGAACTATAATTGAACTTGACGAAGTACGTCAGAATATAGTGCCGAGACATTTTTTTGTATTAAGAATCTTCGGCATCCCAATAGCACGGTTTAACCGGTTAGAGCGGGATGTCGAAGAAGTTGACAAAGAGGATGCTTTGGAAAAGTTAAAGCAAACTATCTGTCAAGATTTAGTTGAGATTTTAAATTGCTGTGAACCTCTAACACACGAGCGTTAATTCGGTCAAGTATTTCTTTTTCGTCTTTATGTTCAATTTTAGACGCTAAAGATACGACTTCTTCTTTCAACGCTTCGGATAAGCAATACGCAGTAACTAAACACTGTGCATAAGATTTTAAAATTTCATCGGGATTCATTATACAATACTTTTATGTTAAACATGCTACAAATGTAGCAAAACTATCCCGGTTCGGGATGAATAGGGATAGGCTTTTTAAAACGGATTTGAAAACAATAAAAATACATAGCGTATGAAAATGATTAGAATGATTCAGAATGTGATGATAGTTGCGGGGATATTTACCGCTGTATCATTGGTGGACGGTATTGAGGTGTCCGCTTCCAACATGTGGGCGGCGTTCGTGATCGCCTGTTTTTCTGTGCTGGTCATCGTAGAGCGTGAGGTAAACGGTGGAAAGGACAATGCGTAAGAACGGTTTGATATGATCAACGAGAACATTTAAGTAAAAGGCAAGCAGAGAGCTTCCCCGTTTTCAGGATAACAAGCCCATTAGGTTTTGAATTTGTCATGTTTAGTTTATTAAGTGTCAGGACAGGTTTTCAATCGGTAGGGGTAAAAGGACGGGAAGCAGCTTCAACTCCGGGGCGGTGCCGGGGCTTGCACCAAAGTTAACAGTATAAATATTATGGCTGAAATTTATAATAATCGGGTATGTGTATTTGCGAATGAGCTGATATCCCTCAATATGAAACGAAATGTAGGTAGCGACAAAGGATTCTTGTCAGAAGGTACATTTTCTACATTGAGAAATCGTAGACAGCTATTGGTCCTTCGTCGCAGCACTCCCGGTTCTTCCGCCTTAGTAGATTTTGAAACCATGAGATCGGATATTAAACAAAAGTACATTCAGGTGTATGGTGATCCCCGTGCCGAGATCGCCGCCAAGACGCAGAAATCCGCATTGGAGACGGCTATCGTTTACGGGAATGCCGCCTACGAGTATTTCAGTGTGAAGTATCGTTATGACAATGACCGCAAGCTTCCACCGGCAAAGGTGGATGAATACACGTTGAACGTCCGTATCATGGACGCCCTGTTGAAGTTACGGGATACCCGCAAGCAATGGGCGTTCGGTGGCGGGAATATCCGTATCAACATCTGGGAGCGCCTTTGCCAATTGAGCAATGACCTTCTGACATTGAAAGATCCGAACGGGCGTGCCATCTTCCCCCACAAGCTTCCGCAAAACTGGAAATCGCTCAAGCGTAAGTGCGAGCAGTACGAACAGGCACGCGCCGTGAGCAAGGAGGAGGGATTCCGGAGCGTCATCCACAAGGCATACGGGAACAAGCACGCCATCAAGGTGTTGAACGAGGATGCAAAGGCGGTGATGCATAAGTTGATCAGTATGCACAACAATCTGAATAATGTTCAAATCATGGAGGAATACAACAAAGTGGCTTCCCTGATGGATTGGGCGCTGATTGACAGTCCCACCACCGTCGAGAACTGGAGGCAAAAATTTGCTCTCACAACAATGGCGGGAAACAAGGGAGACAAAGCCCTGAAGAACACACGCATGAAGCAGATACACCGTGAAGCCCCCACGCAAGCATTCACCTACTGGACGCTGGACGGATGGGAAGCGGAACTGTTCTATCAGAAAAAGACTCCCAAAACGGTAAAGAAAAACGGTGAGGAAAAGAGATATATGTACACCAATTATACCAACCGGAAAACGATGGTAGTCGTGCTTGACGCCTGTGAAAAATATCCGGTCGGGTATGCCATTGGTGATCATGAGTCGCCCGCGCTTATCCGTGAAGCATTGCGGAATGCGGTACAGCATGGGAAGGAACTGTTTGGAAACCGTTATAAGCCTTTACAACTACAAAGCGACAATTATCAGAAGAAGGTGATGGTTCCTTTCTATGAAGCTATGACCAAATACTATACACCGGCCGCTTTGGGCAATGCGAAGTCCAAAATAATAGAACCCTATTTCAAGCACCTGAACGTCGAATACTGCCAAAAACAGGCGAACTGGTCGGGTTTCGGTATCACTGCCGACAAAGATAACCAGCCCAATTTGGAAGTATTAAACCAAAACCACAAGTTCATCCCGGATGAAGCCACCGTTATTGCACAATTAGAAGCTATCATAGCGCAGGAACGGGCAAAGAAGATAGATGCTTACCGCGTCGCATGGGAACGCACCGAAGAAGCCCGTAAAATGCCTTTCGGGATTGAGGAATACTTGATGCTCATGGGGGAAACTACCGGACGCACGAATAAAATAACGGGAGCAGGACTGTTTATCGAGTTCATGGGCGAACGGATGTGTTTCGATAGCTTCGACCTTTCTCTCCGCGACCATTATAACGAGGACTGGATAGTACGCTTTGACCCGGATGACATGAGCCAGGTGCTCGTATCAAACGCCAAACGCCTGAAGTCCGGCCGTGTCGACAAAGAGATCGGTACACTGCAATACATACTGCAACGCGACATCAAAGTTCCGATGGCTTTGGTTGACCAGAAACCGGAACATTTTGAATACCGGACGCGTGTAGACAGATTCAACAATAAAATGGCGGAAACGGTAAAGGAGAAGGTGAAAGACGTAGACAGGCGGATCACCACCATTTGCCAGCGTATCCCCGAAATAGCTTCCGGAACGGTTCTTGACCGCTACCTGATAACTGACAGCTTGGGGCAGCACAAGGATGTACGGTCAAAAATGAGGGATGACGCCATGGACGCGGATTTCACAGAGGTAACCCAACATATCACCCGGCAAAGTGTAGTAACGGCTTCCACCGGAACGGATGATGAAGACTACGACTACAATCCGTTGGACATGAATTTTTCAAGATGATTTAAAGTACATTTAAAAACGATAGATTATGGATACACAAAGTTTGAAAGCATACATTGAGAAACTGGTAAAACGCGGATCATCCGGTGCCGAACTGGCACGCAAATGCGGCATATCAGATACGGCGATGTCACAATTCCGTTCGGGAAAATACGGGGCTAAGGAGAACGCCATTGCCGAGAAGATAGCCTCCGGACTCAATTACTACGAAAACGCATGGAATGTGGTGGAAAGCGTGACAAGCTATCAACAGATACGCACCGCTTTCATAGCCGCCCGAAAGAACAGCCGTTGGATTTGCGTCTCATCACGCAGCGGAAGCGGAAAGACACAATCACTGATCGACCTTTACAACATCAGTTCGGATAATTCAGTGGTCTATCTGAAATGCCGGAAATGGACAGCCCGCAAGTTCCTCACCCGCCTTGCCGTTTGCCTGGGCGAAGAAGTCACCCGCCATATGGACAATGACGACCTGATAGACGTTATCGTCTCTCACTTTAACCGTATGGCGGACAAAAAGCCCCTGCTCATACTCGACGATGCCGGGAAGCTGACACACAGTGCCCTTTGCACGCTGATCCCCATCTATGACGACACGCTCCACCGTATGGGCGCCTTGGTGGCCGGTACGGAAACACTGGAAAGGAATATCAAACGCTATGTCGGGCGTATCGAGGGATACGACGAACTGGACGGACGTTTCAGCCGTAACTACATCTCCCTGCTGGGAGCCACAAAGAAAGACGTACTGGCCATTTGTGCCGCTAACGGTATCAGTTCCAGGGAGACCGGACAATATATCTGGGGAAAGCTGGACAAACGGCGGAAGGAACCGGTGGAAGGCAGCGGCAAGTCCTACGACTTTGTCGATGACCTACGCGAATTGAGCGGCATGATTGAGGCGGAACTGATTCGTGAACAGATAGAGCGCGGTGAACTGGCATGAAAGTATGGAGCTTGAAAAACCTTGAGGACATCCGCCACGAATATATCGATTTCGACGGAGAGTGGTATCAGGCATTCGGCCGTCCGGAGAAATCCGGCTGCTGGATTATCTACGGGAAGTCCGGGCAGGGAAAAAGCTCTTTTGCCCTGCAACTGGCCCGGAAACTGGATGAAATGGGAATGCGTGTGCTTTACCTCACGCTGGAGATGGGAGGATCTACGGATTTCCTTGAATCTGTCCGTGACGTGGGGATGCGTAGCGACATCAATCGGATCATCTTCTCGGACGATACCACGTTTGAGGATCTGGACGGATATCTGAGTAAACAACGGAGTGCGGACGTGATTATTATCGACTCCGTGCAGTATTTTACAGACCAATGCGGAGTGAAAGCGGACGAGATCATCAGTCTGCGCAAGAAATATCCTCGAAAAGTATTCATCTTCATCTCCCATGTGGACGGGAAAGAGGTGGAGGGACAAGCCGCCTACCGGGTAAAGCGTGACAGTTTCAAACGTATCTACGTACAAGGATTCAAAGCCACGTTCGTAGGTCGTGGCAAAGGAGGCCCACGCGGATTTTTTATCATTTGGGCAAAAGGATATCAGGAATACCATTTAAAAAACATAGAAATCAATGGAACAGAAGAAGAGCACCAAGAGGCCGATTAGCACCGGCCTGATAGGACACCTGCACGGGCTGTACACCCGCTACGGTCTGGACGAGGAGACACGCCGCGGCATGATTCTCGACCTGACGAAAGGCCGCACCGACAGTACCCGTGACCTGACATACTACGAGGGACAATACCTTTCAGGATATATCCAGGGCGCGGCCCACGAGAACCGTGACCTGACCATCGGGGAAAGGGGAATCAAACGTCAACGCTCCGGAGTGCTGGTACGTCTGCAAAAACTGGGAATAGACACCACCGACTGGGACAGCGTGAACGCCTACCTCTGTGACAAACGGATAGCCGGAAAACCCCTTTACAAACTTGACAGTGAGGAACTGCAAGCGGTCATCCGGCGGCTTGAGCAAATATTAAAGACACGGAACCAATGAAAGAAAAGAAATTTTTCTCCAATAACGAAAGTGCGGAGCAGATGCGCATCAACCGCATCGACAAGATACTCGACCGCCTTGACCGCATCCCCCGTGAACTGGACGGGATAAACGAGAAACTGTACAACCCCGGAGGTTTCACCCGCGACGAATACGCACGCCTGGTAGACCGCCGCAGCGCCCTCTACATAGAACAGGAAAGACTGGAAAAGGAAGCGAAAGAGGTATATCATCTGAAAGGAATTTAAAAACTATTTATAAACCATTTAAAAACCAATTATTATGGACATCAGTAATTTATCAAAAGAAGAGAGGGCGGAACTGCTACACGCACTGAAAAAGCAGGAAAAGGAGGACAGCATCAACCGCCGTGAAGCGTACGAGACATTACGCCACCAGTTCGCTTTCGATGTGGAAAGCAAACTGATGCCTGTCGTGAACAACGTGGCGGGGTTCCGTGAGTGGCTGGAATCCGAAAGCGGGGCGTTCCGCAACGTCATGCGTGACTACGGACAGTTACGGCGTGGCGAGGAACAGGCCAGTTTCTCGGTAGTGGACGGGAATTTCAAACTGGAGGTGAAGAGCAACAAGGTGAAAAGCTTCGACGAACGGGCGGACATGGCGGCCGAACGCCTGATCAACTACCTGAAAGACTATGTAGGTCGTACTGATAAAGGAGTAGACGATCCTATGTATCAACTCGCCATGACACTGCTGGAACGGAACAAGCAGGGTGATCTTGATTACAAGTCCATCAGCAAACTGTATGAGCTTGAATCTCGCTTTGATGAGGAGTACGCCGCCATCATGCAGCTGTTCAAAGAAAGCAATGTGGTGTATAAAACAGCCGTCAACTATTACTTCTACAAACGTGACGAGAACGGAGTATGGCGACGTGTCGAACCCTCATTCTGCCGGTTATGATCATAGCGGTGGATTTTGACGGGACGATCGTCCGCAGTAACTACCCTGTCATTCTGGGTGAACAGCCTTATGCGGGGGAAACACTCCGGGCGCTCCACTCGCAAGGGCACAAGATCATCATCTGGACCTGTCGTACCGGAGACCGGTTGCTGGAGGCCATCAACTGGCTGTTGGAACACCGCATCCCCTTTTCCCGCATCAACGACCATGATCCTGAGAATGTAGCCAAATATGGCGGTGAAGCCGGAAAGAAGATATACGCGCACGTCTATATCGACGATAAGAATATCGGGGGATTTCCCGGATGGCCCGCCTGCATGGAGATGATACGGGAAATGGAGGACGAATACAACCGGCGCCATGCTGTACCGTGAGCCGATAGACCTGATTATCTAGATAGAAGACCAGTTGCTCGGACAACTCATCTACTATTGGGAGTATTACAACAAGCCATGCCCGCTGATCATCCAGCGGGCAAAGGCGGAGAACTTAACCGGCGTGCGTGTCCGGGTGGACAATCCGGATGCGGCCTCATTGGTGTTCGTGCTGGTGGAAAGGCTGAAAGTAAGGCTGTACAACAAAGACAAGCAACCGGTGGATTTGAAAAGTTTAATGTAAGATACAAAATGTATAAAGTATATATGGGTAAGATAAAATGGTTTATTGTGGGGTTGCATCTTTATGTATTTCCCCCTGATCCGGAAGTAGGTGATTTAAAGGCTTTACACAACTGGAAGCCTCAGAAGATGGGAATAATAGAAACTATCAAATTCAGATTCAATATGGGAATCTGGAGTTATACGGCAAGAAATTATTAATGTCAATAAACGGAAGATATGAAACAGATGTATAAAGTTATTTTCTCTTATAAACAAGATAGTCCTTCAGGAGGGAATTCGCCATTTACTGGATGGACTAAAGAAATAAAGCTATATGATGCCGAAAATGCAGAAGAGCTACAGAAACAGATAGACATGTTTTTATATGACAATAAAAGTGGATATAGGAGACATATTTCAATTGTTGATATCGTTAAGCTGTAATTCTAACCAAACCAAAATATGAGTGAATTATATATACCCATAGAACGCCCTACGAGGAATTTGGTAAACGGCAGATTTTTAAAAGGTGCCGTTCCTCATAATAAAGGAAAATCAATGAAATACCATTCGAAAAAGGCCAAGCGTAGGAGTGTAAATAATTTAATAAAAGGTCGTGGAGCATGGCATAAGACTGGTGCTGGCATGAATCGGAAGAGTGTAGTAGCAATAAAGAATCGTCAGTTGTTTGGTGTTTTTCCTTCTATTCAGGATGCGAGCAGAGCAACAGGGATCAGCCCGTCTTTGATTAGTTATATCTGCAATAAAAAGCCCGGAAAACATACGGCTAGTGGTTTTAAGTGGTTCTTTGAAAATGATAATACTTGGTGTGATTTAATATTAAATGAAAATGGATGATCAACGAAAACGGATATTAATCGATTATATATCATACTTGTATACAACAGGTAGGAGTTATGACTGCATCGGGAAATACATCAAATATGTGACTGATTTTATTGAAAATTCCGAAGAAATCAATCGTCGCGGTTATTTGAAATACAAACATAAGCATGCTGATACTATGGTACGCCATTCGTTTATGTGTGAGGCTGTTTGTGATTTATTGTCTTATCTTAAAATCGGATATGGCCGACGAGAAAGGACTGTAAAGCCTTTGGAAAAACTTGAGGTTATTTCAGAGAAAAATAAGAAACAGCTTAATGATTTTATAATATGGTTGACTGATAACAATGATTATTCATTACATACAGTTGATATCTATCACACTTCTCTTAAGCAGTACTTCGAATACGCTAATGAACTGAATATGGACAATTGCAGGCGATTTATCAAAAGCCTTGAAGAGGAAAAACTCTCTCCGGCCACTATTCGATTACGTATTACAGCCATTGAGAAGTTCTCCAAATGGGTGAAGAAACCTATTGAACTGAAACGACCTAAAATGAAACGCAAGTTGGATGTAAACAATGTGCCGACAGAAGAGGAATATAATAGGTTACTGGAGTATCTGAAAACTAAACTCAACAAGGATTACTATTTCTTCATTAAGGTATTGGGTACTACAGGAGCTCGGCTCTCGGAGTTTCAGCAATTCACGTGGGAGGATATAGCGATCGGCGAAGTTGTTTTGAAAGGGAAAGGGAACAAGTATCGGCGTTTCTTTTTCCAGAAGCAATTGCAGAGGGAAGTGAAGGACTATATAAAGGAGACAGGCAAGTCCGGTACTCTTGCTGTCGGGAGATTCGGGCCGTTGACTCAAAGAGGTCTTTCACAGCATCTGAAAGTATGGGGTAAACATTGTGGTATCGATTCGAAAAAAATGCACGCTCACGCCTTCCGGCACTTCTTTGCTAAAATGTTCCTGAAGAAAACCAAAGATGTAATTCAATTAGCAGACCTTCTTGGTCATGGTAGTGTAGATACAACAAGAATTTATTTACAGAAAAGTTATGATGAACAACAAAGAGACTTTAATAAAAACGTTACGTGGTAGTGTAGCCCAGCTCAATGAATTGGCAAATATGACTGAAGGCATAGATATTTATGACGCTGCCGGATATGTTGATACCGAATTTCTTATGGAAGCGCTTTCCTGTGTTAATACTTTCATGGATGCGAGTAATATGGTTATTGCAAAAATATCTTCACTGTTAGCGCCAGACGCTCCGGTTGATGAAAAGAAAAAACAGGCTGATGAAGGTAAGAAATGGAATGTGGAAGAAATACTGAAGCATTGTACCCTCGAAAACAACGTCCTTAAACTTCCTGCTGTGCAATTTAATAAGAAATCCTATGCTGAAGCAAAGAAATGGATAGAAGAAGCTGGTGGATCATGGCAGGGAGGTAAAATACAGGGGTTCACATTTCCTTTTAATCCAGAACGTGTGTTCTCCATCTTGAAAGAAGGTAAGCGGTGCGATTTGCAAAAAGACTTCCAATTCTTTGAAACGCCTGCTGATATTGCAGACTGGTTAGTAATGCTTGCCGGTGGAATAAATGAGGCTGATACAGTGTTGGAGCCAAGTGCCGGACGTGGTGCTCTGGTAAAAGCGATTCATCGGTCGTGTCCGTCAGTGACAGTTGAATGTTATGAACTGATGCCGGAAAACAGAGAGTTTCTTCATACACTTGATAATGTAATATTGCTTGATGAAGATTTTACGAAAGACAGTGTAGGGCATTACACTAAGATTATTGCTAATCCTCCATTCTCCGGCAATCAAGACATAGACCATGTAAGACTTATGTATGAACGCTTGGAAGAGGGTGGAATTCTTGCAGCTATAACTAGTCAGCATTGGAAATTCGCGTCTGAAAAGAAATGTGTTGAGTTCCGGGAATGGTTGGAAAAAGTTCATGGAGATGTTTTTGAAATTGAAGCCGGTGAATTCAAGGAAAGTGGAACGACTGTTAGTACTATGGCGGTTGTAATAAAAAAGTAATTCAAAACTAGTAATGAAGAAAATGATATTAATATAAAACTAATAAAAAATGAAGTTTCTTCCCAACCTCCTCCGTGGGAGAGGGAGCCAAGTGGGTTTTGTAACCAGTTAATAGACAACGGTATCTATCCCCCTCTCCCACGGAGAGGGTTGGGGAGAGGCTTCTAAACAAAATCAAATATGAATCAAATGGATATAAAGTTAAGTAAGATGCAGCTTATTCATTTAAGGAATATCTGCAAAAAAGGATGGGGCGGTTATAGCAAACCATCTGCTGAATTGGACGAAATGGTAGAAAATGGTTTATTGACAAAAGAGGCTGGACCATTCGGAGATGTTGTTTATCGTCCAACCAACAAGGGATACGAGTTTATTAATTCCTAACAATTTAGAAATGAGTGAATTATATATACCCATAGAACGTCCTACCCGAAATTTGGTAAACGGCAGATTTTTAAAAGGACACACCCCTCATAACAAGGGGAAGACGCTGAAATTCCATTCAAGATGGAGTAGACGAAGATGCTTGAAGAATTTAGAGAAAGGACGTAATACACCCCATAAGACCGGTGGAGGTACGAACAAGAAGTCGGTTGTAGCCATCAAAGATGGGAAATTGGTTGGTGTCTATGATTCCGTAAGAACAGCCGGTGAAAAGCTGAACATCACTCCTTCTCATATCAGTGACGTCTGTCTGAAAAAGAAAGGACATAAAACGGTGAGAGGCTATAGGATGTTTTTTGAAAGCGATAATGATTGGTTCTCAGAAATAAACGATAAAAAATGACAAGTCAGGATGTATGTAGAATCTTCGACCTCGAAGATATTAATGACCTTCCCAATGCCATAATGCATTTGTTGGAAGGAAATTTAGAGCGAAGAGATGAGGTTTATTGTGAACTTATCCGGTTGAACGGAAATGACATGTCTTACGACTGGTTTCAGAAGTTATACGAGTTTGAATTGGCAGAGAGTAAGCAGAAAGGTCAGTTTTTCACTCCTAAATCTCTTGGTGTTCTTTGTTCAGCATTAACCGGTCAGAGTGGGCATGTACATGAGCCGACAGCCGGAAATGGTTCTATGATAATTGCCGACTGGCAGCAGCGTCGTAATAAAGTTGCTCCGTGGGATTATTTACCTTCTCTGAACATGGTAACATGCTGGGATTTATCCGCAAGGTCAATTCCCATCCTGCTTCTCAACTTGTCTATTCGTGGAATTATGGGATATGTTTACCATGGAGATGTGCTCACTATGGAAGTCAAGCAAAAGTATATCTTACTCAACCGCAGAGACGATCCGCTTGCTTTTTCTGAGATAATCAAAGCTAATATTAACGATGTAATAAAACAAAAATCATGAAGCTGAATGATGTATACAAGGAATGGATTCCTGTAAAGGAAAGACAGGTGAAAAACAGTACACTTACTACATATCAACAGATTTATATGAAAAAGTTGTCTCCTACTTTTGGAGAGATGGAAGTATCTCTATTGAATAAGAAAACGATTGTTCCATTTCTTCATAATCTGATGGATAATGGGCTGGCTGTAAAGACCTGTAATGATATACTGATCGTTTTGAAAATGCTGCTTCAATTCGCCAAAGAAGAACTGGAGCTTAAGACTATAGCACCTACTTGGAAAATGGTATGGCCTAGCAGGAATAAAAGCACTTCTCAAAAGATAGAACGATATTCTCCGGATGAATACAAGAAGATCGTAGAGTATGCATTAGATAATCCTTCCCCCCGTAATCTTGGTATCTTGATCGCCATATGTTCTGGAATGAGAATAGGTGAATTATGCGCTTTGCAATGGAAAGATATAGACCTTGTAAATAAGACTATACACGTATGCAAAACATTGGAGCGTATATATGCTCCTGGAGAAGACGGTACATTTGAAAATGCAAACACATATATTGAGATCGGAACCCCCAAAACATCTAGTTCAAATCGATATATTCCCATCTTGAAGAACATTCTTCCTGTAATCAAGAAATTTGCTGCCGTATGTAAACCAGACTACTACGTATGTACTTGTACCAGGAACCACACAGAACCGCGTACATTTCGTGTTTATTATAAAAGTTTTATACTTGATATGGTAAAACTTAATCATTGCATCAAATTCCACGGATTGAGGCATACATTCGCCACAACTCTTATAGAGAATAAAATTGATGTTAAAACCGTGTCTGCTATCCTTGGGCATTCTGACGTTGGCACTACGTTGAACCTGTATGTACATCCGTCGAATGAAGCGAAGACCGACGCTGTTAATTTGGGGTTAAAGAGAATTTTTAGATAACGTAAAACAAATAAAAATATGAGTGAAATAGAATTTAGGATAGCAGAAATATTGGGACGGTCTGCGATTGAAAATGATATGGAAGTCCCCAAAGATGTTCAACAGTTGGCACAAGCTACAAGATATTTAGCAACGCAACTTAGAATAATTTGCAAGACAGAGATCGGTGATGAAAAAATAGCTGATGTTATATTGAAGCAAGCTATTGATATTTTGAAGTAAAATAGTACGAAATGAATGATTGTAGTTTATGCAAACATGGAAGCCTATCATTAGATAGTGGTGGCATGGCAGTTATATATTGCCGATTACGTAAAAATATTTCCCTATAAGCTTTTGCTGTAACCGATTTGAAAAAATAAAAGATGCCAACTAAAAGCCAGCATCTTTATCAGAGTTAAATATTACTTTCCTAGGGTTCTATTTATGTAGTTACTCTTTGGCAAAGATAGTGATAAAATAATTAAAATCAGATGATAGCAGATGTATTTCTTTGGTTTACCGACCGGCCAGCATTTCGATTGAAACAAAAAATAAAATGGGATTGTGAGATAATGTATATTGCAGATAAATTAAAATCAATCCAAGTAAAATAAATTAGAGTAACTAACCCTTTAAAATGATACAGCCAAAGCATTACAGTTGTCCCAACCTGTCCCGACCCGCACAGCGAAAAAGGACTACATTAATCACTTCCGTCAATCGAAGCCGCTTGAAGGTATATTCTTCACCGACTTCATCCGGGAAATACTCGAAAAGAGATCCAGACGCAAGTCTGAACACTATGCGGCCGTATACGATGCCATAATAAAACACATTGAAAGTTTTTCATTGGAATTTAATTGTGATATATATACCAATTCGGTGACATCTGAATTTCTGGACGATTTCATCGTCTATCTGGAAGAACAGGGATTGAGACATAATACTATCGTGGGGTACATCCTAAAGATACAATCCCTTGTCCGTAGAGCCTCGCAATACAATTATGCCGTAGATTTAACCTATGATGAGACCGATTTGAAATGTGAGCCGACAAATGCGGTTTTCCTGAGTATGAATGAGATCACCAGGATATACTACTACAAGTTTCTCAGGCAGGATAAGCGAAAAGCCAAAGAACGGATCAGGGATATGTTTGTATTGGGATGCCTTACCGCTCTCAGATATTCCGATTATTCAAGGCTGACAAGTCAGAACCTGATAGACAACTACATCGTAATTCGAACAAAGAAGACCAATGTGGATGTCAAGGTCCCTGCCCATGATTATGTGAAAGAGATATTCGCAAAGTATGGTGGATTTGTTCCGGGTGGCTTATGTATCCAGTACTTCAATAAATACCTGAAAGTGATAATGAAAGAAATCGGATTGGATGATCCGGTTACATTCTCCTACACCAAAGGTGGGAAGTTGATAACAGTAACCCGTGAGAAATGGGAGCTTATCAGTAGTCACACGGCAAGAAGAAGCGCTGCCACCAACATGTATCTCACAGGCCGGATGAAGACATTTGAGATAATGAAGCTGACAGGACATCGTAGTGAGCAGAACTTTTTCCGCTATATTCGGTTAACCGGTGATGATACGGCCCGTTTGATCAGCGGTGACCTGTTTTTTAGAAAGTAATGCCACTGACGGTTCCGCGTATGTTATATGATCGGGATGCCATTAATGAACCGGGATGTTCTTAACCGTTTCGGTTCGTTAATGGTGATTTTGACAAGTCATTGGAATTCCGTATATTTGCGCTATAAACAATTTTTCCTTATGCGCAATCCGGAGATGACCAAGATGAGAGACCGCAAGCTGGTGGAGAAGTTCTACCAGCTTTACGATGTGAAGCGTATCCGTTTGGAGGACGTGCTTTTCCGGATGAGTCATGAGATATTCTTCCTGGACACGAACTACATCTATAAGCGCATCTTTTACATTCCCGACAACCTGTCTTACTATGAGCGTCTGAAGGAAGGGAAAAAGCCGGAGCCGGATACGGGCACACAAATGCGGCTGGATTTCTAAAGCTCATACAGGTTCTCACCATTTTCCATTCTTTCCGGAATCGGCTCGTCGGATACGGTGATATCCCTGTCCGCCATGTCGGCTATGCCGTGCAGTTCCCGCGCACTGTAATCACGTACGGAACATTCGAAACTGATGCGGTAAAGGTTACCCGCCCCGCCGGAATCCATACGCTGGAATCCGGTTTTCCGGAGGGTGGAGAAGTAGTCGGACGTATAGCCATGAAAAAGTACATTCAGGACGGTGAGCAGGTTCAGATAGTTCAGCGCCTCTTCCTGCATGACGGCACCGTCGTATGTATCCGAAAAGGTTTCCCAGAATACGTAAAGGTCGAGTTGCAGCTTCATATCCTGCACCAGCACGCCGTTGTCCTCGGTATCAAGCGTATTAAAGGCGACGAATACCGCCGGTGTGGGGAAAGGGTGTTCTTCGTCCAGGTGGTCGGTCTGTTCGTGCCACAGGTCAATGTATTCCACATCGGGGACGGCGGCCAGTTCGGCGGCCAGCTCCGGGGAAAGGTCTTCGAGGTTCTCCAACAGAAGACGCATATTCATGATTCGCTCCGAGATTTCCTTGTAGATGTTACTCCAGATCATAATCTTTTCTTTTTAATGGTTTGTTGTTATTGTTGGCTGATGGCGGAGTCCGCAATGCGGTCGATACGTTCCAGCATGGTTTTCTCCAGTTCCTCCAGCAGCTCCTTGCTCTCACCGATGAACTGTCGCCTTGCCACCTTTACTTTCTTCTTGCCGAATATCCGTATCGTACCTCCCTCGTTGTGCACCCCGGCATGTGGAAGGTCGGTACCAACGGCTATCCTCACGGGGGATGACTCCGCTACCCGTATGCTGTTCATCAGGTCAGCTCCGGGACCTATCAGGATTCCCCTTTTTGTGGCAGTCCGGCTGAAGTTCAGTTTCCGTTGCTTTTTGGCCCGTACCATCTTTCCGGTTTTCCTGTCTTTCACAAGAGAGACGCTTGTGCGTCGCTCCCCTTTATACTGGAAACCGTACCAGGAAGATTGCGGATCGCGCCGTTTCACTTCCTTCCACGGGGTGACGCCATTGTTGCGGAATCCCTGCCGCCGGAAATTTTCACGGAATTCATCCACCGCCATCTTGCCGACAATACGAGGAAGGTCTTTCTGGAGAAACTTCTTCACCTCAGCGTCGATCTGTGAGAAAGGTGTTTTCTTAGCCATTTCTTAAGTTAATTAGTTAGTTATCTTTTAGTTTCTATCATAAAAATCGTATCTTTGCGAAAAAGAATAAACATTATGGTAAAGCGATTCTATAAAGACGGAAACAAGCATAATATGATTGACGATCGGCATGAGATATTTAGTATCTATGGTTCCCCATGCGGCAGTTGTAAGCATTTCGTAGAAGATGATTATTACTGTCCTGCATATCCCGACGGTATTCCCGACAGATTGCTTGAGGGGAAGGACTCCCATGACGAAGTACGCAAGGATCAGACAGGAACAACAGTGTATGAGGAAGACTAGCGTGTTTTTCCTTTCATATATTCCCAACCGTATTTCTTGCATATCCTTTTTGCCAATATGTGATAATGAGTGGCGTTGGCCTGCGTAACTGTCAGAGTTCCTTTTTGTATTCTTTTGCCAAATTCGTTTTTCAATTTTCTATCTTCTTTAGAATAATCAGATATGAGCTTTTTAATATCTACTCCCCATCCTTTTTCCGGACGTTTCAGTGAAAAAGTATAATTGGGGGTAACCGCCCTGATTTCGGCAACGTCGTTATAGACGGCAAGAGACAAATCGTCCATGCTAAAGGAATTCCCCATCCTTCCCAAATCTCTGTCCCCATACCCCCACCCTCTGGGGTGGTTGTGGGTCACAACCGCATCTTTCATCAAATCACATTCGCCATCCGTAAATTTTACTCTGAATGACTCTCCCCGTTTGTCTACAAGAATCTTTCCATTTTTACCAATCACCATGCCTGTTTCGTGGGATTTGTTCATTCTGATTTCATTCTCAACATCAGCCACTATTTTATTTATTTTCATGTCCGTCCCACCCAAAACAGGTATTTGTTTGATTCCATTTATGGTATAAACTGCCGGACCAACAAATTTCTCCACCGCCTTTTCCGCCTCTTTTGAAGCTCCTTTGATATACGGGTGCGATTCGGTGAACACTTCTCCTGATGTAGCCGGGTTCTTATCCAGTCCGGGAGCTGCCGGTACGGGCGCGGCGTCTCCCGTCGCATTCACGGGCTTGTCCGTACTCCGTATTCCACACTTGCAGTTCCACAGGTTGCCCGGATAGTTCGTGTCCCAGAACGGATCCTCCAAAGAGCGTATTTGCCCGTAAAACGCCCGGTGGGCTTCTCTCGGAGTCGCGGACACGCTGGGCAGCCATTCCAGATTGGGATATAAATCCTTATTCGCCCGGCAACTCCGGAAGTCCGCCGCGAAGCGGGCACGGCGTACGGCCGTGTCATATTCCGTGCGGAGCCAGTTCACGTTATAGTCCTGAAGTATACCGGCCGTGTCTTTGCGGAAGCGGTCGAAGTCTTTCCGCTTTCCGTCCTCATCGAACAGGCGGGCGTGTATCTCGTTCTGCTGACGGTGCGTCTTGAATGCGGCGAATACGGCATTGTTGTGGCGCAGCTCTTCAAGGAAATCGTAATCCGGAGTGCCGTATTCCACTTTTCCGAAGCCTTTGGACACCGCCTTGTCCAGACAGTCGAAAGTATGTGCGAACAGGTCGGGATCTATCTCTTTCCCTACATCGAACCCCTTCCCGGCCAGCCGTTTGAGCACCCTGTCCCGAATCTTTTCCTCCAGCGAAAGCCCGGCAGCCTCCGGCATGCTCCCGTCCGGGTAATATAACGCGTTGACGGTATCCGCTATTCCCGGCTTTTCCCTTCCCGGTTCACTCTTTTTTTTTTGAGGGTTCACGGGCGGCCGGGGGGTCGGTCCGGGTGCTACCGGCGATTCTCCGGACATTCCCCTCATTCCGGTGACGGGAAGTCCCGTACGTTCTACCAGTTCCTTGATATCAAATTCGTAATAAGGGGACATCCTGACCACCGCGTCAATGAATTCCTTGATATCGAGCGTCTCCGTGTCGTCCCATTCCAGCCGCAGGTTCTCCAGCGGGCGGTATACCGGGCTTATCCTGACCAGTTTCGGAATGATGACGTGGTTGAAATAGAACATGAACAGCATCTTGTCCGATTCATGGCGGGTTTTCTCCACCCGTTCGTGCACTTTCGCCGTGCCTTCCCAGGCTCCGTTCTCGGTCGTCCCGGTCTGTCCCAGCAGGCGTTTGCTCACCTGGTTGTCACATCTCTCCTCCAGCGGAAGAAAGGCGTCCGTGGTATTCCCCCCGGCCTCCTTGCCGTATTCCACCCGTTCCTGTCCGGCCAGTATCCCGAAGTAATTGTTGCGGAAATCGAGCATCATTTCAAACAGATCATCCATGCGCTTCTTGTCCTGCCTGTCGGAAATGACGAAAACGGGCGGTACCCCGTACTTCTCGATATAGTTCATCCACGACCCCATGCCCAGCTTCTTGGCCAGCAGGATAATGGCAAGCTCATTGAGCATCCCCAGCGACCAGGCGTTGCCGAACTGGACGTAATAAGGCTCCAAGGCTCCTTCCCGGTAGCTCCATCCGGCAGTGTCGTATTCCTCGCGCAGGATGATTCCCCGCTGCGGGATAAAGTTGCTCATGGGTATCTCCTCCACATAATCTATCTCCATGTCAGCGTTCAGATGCGAAAGATCCACCAGCGACACACCCTGCATCCGGTGCAGGAAATAGATGCGTATAAGGTCATGGAACCACGGGCGGCGCAGCAGCCCGGCGGCTTCGCTGTCCTCATTCCCGTTTTTGTCCACCAGTCTGAACTCCGACTGCTGTATGGGCAGCACGCGGTTGTCTATCGTGGTCTGGAGATGTTCATCCCGGTAGAGCGCCTGGTAGAAAGTATACAACAGTCCCCGTCGCGGATCATCGGGATCGGTAGCGGCGGCCACCGCCGTTTTCCAGTCATCTATCGACTTTTCACGGTAGACGGTCGCCTGCCTTTTGTAACGTTGCGCCGCCGATACGGTCGGACCTTCCCCCGATTCCCTCCGCTGGTGGTAGGCGTTCATCAGGACACCCCAGTCTATTCTCTGCACCACCTGTCTCTGTAACCATTCGGAAGCTTTCCTTATTCTCTCATTCATTTTAAATTCGATTTTAAATGGGTTTAAAAATCATTTTAAATATGCCATCCGCTGTTACGGCTATGTCCGTACATTATGGCCGAAGCGTCGCTTCCGTCCTCATTCTTCACGACCGGTACGTCGGCAGGAAGCCGCATCTTGTCATCGCGCAACCTTTCGAGCATATCGACCGCCCACCCCTCGTACTCATAAAAGGAGTCGGATACTTTCCGTGCGGCGTTCCTCCGCACCGCCCGGCATACGGTAATACAGGAAATGATACGTACAAGCAGTCCCGTCCGCACAGGCCGGTCACCGAATATCCTGTCCGTATCATACCGTCCCGCCAGATAGGCGCACACCTCACTTATCACCAGGTCTTCGATGCTGTCCAACAAAGCCCCGTCATTTTCCACGCTCTGCATCACCATCTGATTATGAATCAGCGCGGCGATATCTTCTGTCGTAATGTATCTCATGATTACCAACTGTATTTACGTTTGTATTTTCCCGTCCTCCACGGTCGGCTGTCCGGTTCCCCTTCCCGCACGGGCGGATCGGTATATAATTCCAGTTTCCTGATGGCCTGCTCGTCCGCGTCCGGGCTGTCATCGTGCTCGGACATACCTATCTCGACGGCGTACAGCTGCTTGAGCCCCGTGCAGATGTCCGGGTTCGATTTCAGACGCACGTCCACATGGATACGTCCGTTCTGGTAATACGGGTGCATGGAGAGCATACGGATGAACTTGTTGACGGTGGAACGGGGTACGGCGACCAGGTTCAGTTCCACTCCCAGTTCCGCCTGCGTCTCGTCGATGGTACGTTTCACCTCATCGTTCCAGAACTGCGACTCGTACTGCCAGAAACAGACAATCCCCTGTGTTTTGAATTCCGTCTGCCTCATGCACATCCACTCCACGCAAGCCTTCATCTTGCTCTGGCGTACGAAGCCGTCGATCAGCCAGAAGTCTTTCTGATGGCGTCCCCACACCTTGCAGGCATTGAAGTCGCTCGTGTCCGTTCCGGCATAGGCTATATCCCAGTGCCCCACGATGGCGTTCATGGAATGCAGGTCGGGCAGTTTGCCCCAAAGGACCATCTCCGGTTTGAATATCTTCCCTTTCACCAAGGGTTCGTGGTTATACTCGGCATGCGCCGCAAGGATACCCATATCTTTTTCCTGCTGGCGATAGAATTCGGGAGAATACATGGCGGGCCATGCCGGTTCGTAAGTGACGGGGTTGTACGCCTTCACCAGGTCCCAGTCCCAGTCGGGATGCCGTTCCCGGAGAATGGTCTGTACCATCCGGCTTGCAAAACGGTTGTTGGATCCGATAAAACGTCTCCGGTTTCCTGTCATTGTAGGCAACACGTCATTCTCCACCCATTCCGCGTATTCGTCCTGCATTCTGCTGTTTTTGATGGTTGCCGGAGTTTCCACATCATCAAATCCCCACAAGTCCGGACGCCGGGACCCCTTCCTGAGTCCGCGTACTTTCATCTTGACACCGAACGCCTTGCATATAAACCCGGAAACAGTGACGAAATTTCCTTTTTCCCAATATCCCGGATTTTCCTGTTCACCGAAGTCATGCTTTAATAATTCATTACCCTCGAATTCCGCCCGCAAGTCCTCCAGCAGGTCACACGCCCGGTCGAACGTGTCCGATACCAGGCAATAGTAGTACGTCTCCTTGTTCATCCACAGCCACAAAGGGATGATGACGTCGTTCCATACGGATTTGGCAAGCCCGCGTCCCCATTCCGCATACCCTTTGTAAAGAGGGTCCTCTTTGACCTTCCCCGCGTGCCTTATCTGGAATTCCGCACATTCGGCGGTGGCATAATGCGGCAAATAGGTCATCACCATGTACCGCACATCCTCCTTCGCCCTGCGTATACGCTCCATCTTCTCCAGCGTCGTCTCATCCGGATTGATAAGGTTGAGCGTGGTACGCGCCCTGGCCACCTTCTCCAGGTATCTTTTTTGTGATTCCTTGTCTTCCTTCTTCATCTCATCCCAGAATTTTGGAGGTTTCATTGATATGTGATTCCTGGAAGTCGAGCGTGCGGTAGTAGAGTTCCGGGTCGAACGCGTTCAGCGCGTCAAAGATACGGTCCATCACGTCAAGGTACACCGAGAGGGTGACACGGTTCTGCTTGTCCGTTTCGGCAAGCTGCTTGCCCCATTGCGCCACGCTGTTGTCCAGGCTCGCGGCCTGTTTGCGGAGCTCCAATACACGTTCCGTCTCACCGGCCGCGGCCGCGCCGTCTATGTCACGGAGCAATTGCAGTTTCTGGTCGGCAAGTATATGGATGATCTCCCGCAGGTTTTCCCCCTGCTTCCTGCCGTTCACCACGGCCGCCTGGCGTTCCTTCTTCCAGGTACCGTCATCGGCGTTGATCCATTTCGATACGGATTGCTCCGACACGCCCGTGCGTTCGGAAATCTCCCGGCACCCCAGCCAGCCGTTCACGTACAGGTCGTGCGCTTCTTTCTTTAATTTTCGGTAATGCTCTTTGCTGGGCATAATGTCCTCCTTTCGTTCCTTTTTTACACCGGCAAAGTTGGAAAAACGCCCCTACGTGGGGAAAAAGTCTTTTCATGTTGGCACGTATCCTTTCCAACTTGGAAAAAATACGTCCTTGTTAACACTGTTTTTTTGCCAAGAAGAAAACGCGTTTTCCGTACGTGCCCCCCATTCCTCAATTTTGCGTCAGAATTTTAATCGCGAACGAGAATGAATCTGACAGCAAAAGCGGACGGCGGGCGTGCCCGCATCGAAATCAAAGGCACGATATCCCAGTGGCGGGATACGGAATCGGCCTTTACGGCACAGATCGACGAAATGCTCAAGGCGGGCATACGTGACGTGCACATCTATATCAACAGTCCCGGAGGCGAGTGTATGGAGGCCAACGAGATAGTCAACGTGATCCGGAGGTTTCCGGGACGCATCACCGGTGAGGGCGGCGCGATGGTGGCCAGCGCGGCGACTTACATCGCCATCAACTGTTCGGAGTTCACCATGCCGGAAAACGGTTTCTTCATGGTGCACCAGGCGAGCGGCGGTATCTGCGGGAAAGCCGCCGATATCGAGAACTACCTGGAAATGATGAAGAAACTCAACGACCATTACCGCGAGGCTTTTCTGGCCAAATGCAAGGACAAGGGGAAGTTCCGTGACGCCTGGGAGAAAGGCGACTACTGGATGACCGCCAAGGAGGCGAAGGAACAGGGATTCGTGACCGCCGTGTCCGGAAAGGCGAAGATAAACAGGGAAACCGCCACCGCCCTGATGAACTGCGGGTATGCGGGTACCATAGAGATAACGGAGACAGAAAGCAGTATTAACCCTATAAAAACAAAGAACGACATGGATGTAACAATGCTGGCCAACCGTATGGGAATGGCCGAGACTTCCACCGAAGCGCAGGTACTGGCGCAGATTGACGTGTACAAGAGAAAGGCGGAACGCACCGACATGCTGGAAAGGCAGGAGAGCGAACGTCGGGAAAAGGAGATAGAGACTCTATTGAACGAGGCTATCAGGGAGAAGAGAATCACGGCTGACGTGAAGGACGACTGGAAACAGATGCTTTCCGGAAACTTTGAATCGGCCAAGCGGATGCTCCAGGCCATGAAGCCGGTGGAAATGCCGAGAGTAAACCCGCCCGCTTCTTCCGCGGGCATTACGTTCGGCGGCAAGAAATGGGAAGATCTTCAGGACGATCCCAAAGCCTTGAGAAAGTTGATGGACGAGAATCCGGACCTGTACCAGAAAATGCTGGACGATTATGTCAGCCGGAATTAACCGTCGGCCGATTATTTATTAACCCTAAAAAAAGTAAAGAATATGCCTACACTAACAGACGGCCTTTATCTGAACAAATACGTTGACCCGCAATTGCTGGTGGAACGTAGAAACTACCGCGCGGACTTCATGCAGGTACTGGGAGCGGTACCGGCAGCGGCACTGTCGGCGGACGGAGTGAGAAGAAACAAACTGATCAACAATGTCGGTTTCAAAGTGAACAATACGGGAACATTCACCCCGACAGCCATCACGGGAAAGAATATCGTGGTACCTTGGGAGGTATACGATACTACGCCCACCTCCTGTACGGACGAGGAAGTACGCAGCCTGGCGTTCGACAAACGATCGGTGATCCGCGTGAAACACAACGAGTCCTTCCAGGTGGGAATCCGTAACCACGTGTTGTACAAACTGGCCCCGGCGGACAACACCGTGGCGGAAATGCCGGTATTGAAGACGACCGGAGCGAACGACGGAACAGGACGGCTGCGTCTCTGCTACGCCGACCTTGTGAACCTGGCCACCACCGTAAAAAAATGGAACCTTCCCAATCCGGACGCCCTCTACATGGTGCTCTCACCACAGCACATGGCGGACTTGTTGCTGGATGAAAGCGCGTCCAAGTACTTCTACGACCGTACCTTCTATCTTGATCCCGCCACCGGAAAGCCGCGCGGATTCATAGGGCTGAAGTTCTTCGAGAACAACGACACGCCTTATTACAATTACACCACGTTGAAGAAGATAGCGGAAACCGCCACTCCGGCATCCACGGACTTCCAGGCGAGCACGTTCTTCTACGCGCCGAACACCTACTACCACATCAACAGCGTGAAATCGCTTTTCAAACCCGAAACGCTCGACACGCGCAGCGCGTCGCCCACCAGCGAGTACCGCACACAGACTTACGGTATTGTGGACCGTATCGAGGATTACGGCATCGGCGCCATCGTTTCCGGGAAATCGGCCTAATACGTAAAGGAGGACTGATTATGGGAACTTTTACAGGAGTAGGAATCAATAAGATGCACGGGGGACTGGTACGGGAAACCGATACCGGTGACCGTGTGACGCTGCTGGTCTGCGGCGGAACCGCCCTTGCCGGGAAACTGGTGCATTCCAGGCCGCTCAGACTGGACGCAGTCGGTGACCTGGAAGCGCTGGAATGGGACGAAGCCGCCGACCTGAAGAACAAGGAACTGGTACATTATCATGTGAGTGAGGTATTCCGTCTGTCTCCGGAACGTCCGGTCTACCTGATGATCGTGCCTAAGGCGGACAAGGTGTCCACGCTGACGGCCAACAAGGACTTCATTGCCGGAGTGCGTTCCGTGAACGGCGTGAATACGGTCGGTATCTGTTCGCTGGCGGCGGACACTACCGTCGACATAGCCGTGAAGGCGGCCCAGACGCTGGTGAACAGCCTCCGGGAAGAACACATTTATCTGGATGCGGTATTACTGGAGGGATCGGGCGGTTATCTGACCGCACTGGAGGATGCCACCGACTTGCGTACGCTTGACTCGGAAAATGTCTCCGTGGTCATCGCGCAGGATCCGGCACAGGCCGCCAAGGACGAGGCATACAAGAACCACGCGGCGGTAGGCAGCGCACTGGGTATGTTGTCGGTACGCTATGTGCATGAGAATATGGGCAGCGTGGACATCGAGAACCATCCGCGTACCGCCAAGGGAACGGCGGACTATCCGTTGACAAGCGTACTGCTCGGGAAATGGACAAACGCGGCGCTCAGCAACGGGACGGCGATGGCGAACGTCAGCGTCCCGGAGCAGAACAGGCTGACGGAAAAAGGCTACATCTTCGTCGGCGGTTTTCAGGGATACGCGGGATACTTCTTCAACAACTCATGTACCTGTACGGACGCGAAAAGCGATTATGCGTACATCGAGTATAACGCCGTATGGAACAAGGCGGCCCGGTTGGTGCGCGGAACGTTGCTGCCCCGTGTACGCAGCAAGGTGAAGTCCGATCCGGCAACCGGATACATCAGCAGCGTCACCGTCAGTGACTGGGACGCCCGCGCAAAATCCGCATTGGAGACGATGGTGGCCGCGGAAGACATCTCCGATTTCGACATTTATATCAACCCCAAACAATCCGCCGTAAGCGACAAGCCCTTCAACATCCAGGTGAAACTGGTGGCGGACGGCATCGTGCACGAGTTTGAGATTGATTTGGGTTTCACTAACAAAATCTGACGGATATGGCACTATTGGGAACATTGATCAACAAGTTCGGCCGGGTGGCCGGATGGAATAACGTGCAGGTGGTGATGCTGGGCCGACAGGTGGAAGGTATCACGGCGCTGTCCTACAAAGACAGCGTGGAGAAAGAAAACGTCTATGGAGCGGGCGGAATGCCCGTAGGACGCGGTGAGGGGAACTACAAGGCGGAAGCGTCCATCACCCTGCTCAAGGAGGAGGTGAACGCGCTGCTTCTCGCGCTGGGACCGGGAAAGAGAATCACGGACATCGAACCGTTCGACATCCCGGTGGTATACAAGTACAAGAACTTTATGCAGAAGGATGTGATCCGCAACGTCGAGTTCATGGACAACGGGGTGGACGTGAAACAGGGTGACAAAAGCATAGCGGTACAATTCGCGCTGCTGCCCAGCCATATCGACTGGAACGTGGCAATGTAAGATCAATAAAAAAATAAAAGTGATGGAGGAAAAAAAGAAGATACAGGCGGGGAAAGCGTACGAATCGCTTTCCGACAAAGAGAGGGAACAGATTGTCGGCTTCACCGAAGAACAGCATAATGAGATGAGGGCCCGTTACGGGAAACGGTTGAAGATGCTGACGGTACAGGTCGACGAGGATGAACGCTATGACTTTCTGCTGGTCCGCCCTACCAAGGACACGATCCTTGCCATGGCAAGCGTGCGCGATGACCTGAATGCCGCCAACGAGTTGCTGCTGAACACCTGTGTGGTGGCGGGAGACCGTTCCGCACTGGAGGATTCGGCGGTATACACGTCCGTTCTCGGAGCTGTGGCCGAACTGATAAAAGGCCAGGCGGCTTTTATCAGCAAAGCATAGAGGAATATTCGGAATCGTTCGGCGTTGTCGAGGGAATCGACGCCGTGCTGAAAAGGGAATACGGCGTGGATATCCCCGGCAGGCTGGACGAGGACGAATGGCTCAGGCTCTATGCCGGATACCGTATGTTGCGGAAAACTGAGCTGGAAGAAATGGAGATCGCCATGCAGAACGCCATGGCCAAAGTATTGAATCAACTATTCTCAAAATCAAATGGCATCGACATCGACACAATGGATACTGGAGCTGGTGGATAAGATTACCGCTCCGCTGCGTAAGGTCACCGAAGCGGCCGGACAGGCTTCATCGGTGGTGGACGACGTGGATGAATCGGTGAACGGACTGGGGAATGCTTCCGAAACGGCGGCCGGTAAACTGGAGAAGCTCGGAAAGGGGATGTTCTTCCTCAACCAGGTGAAGGAGGGGGTGGACAATATACGCGGCGCTTTCAATGACGCTATCGAACCGGGAATACGGTTTGAAACGGCGGTGGCGGAAATGTCCGGCATTACCAACATGGCAGGGAAAGAGCTGGATGTGCTGGCCGACAAGGCACGGGTTACGGCGAAGACTTTCGGTACGGATGCGGCGGATGCGATGGGAGTTTACAAGGACCTGCTTTCCAAGATTACCCCGGAATTGAAGAAGGCTCCGGACGCGCTGGAAATCATGTCCAATAATGTGATGACCCTCAGTAAGACAATGCAGAATGATGTACCGGGAGCGTCAGCCGCCATGTCCACTGCCATGAACCAGTATCAAGTATCCCTTGATGACCCGATGAAAGCGGCACAGACCATGACCGAATATATGAATATCATGGCAGCCGGAACGGTGGAGGGATCCGCTGAAATCAAAGAAGTGGCGGAGGCATTGAAGCAGACCGGCAGTGTCGCGAAAACGTTCGGAGTTGATTTTGCGGAAACAAACTCGGCTATCCAGCTGCTTGACAAAGCGGGAAAGAAAGGTTCGGAAGGCGGTATCGCCCTACGGAATACAATTCTGAAAATGCAGGCGCCGACCGCGGATGCGGTCAGACAATTGAAAGCTGCCGGAATCAGCATTGATACCATGCAGGACCAGTCGCTCTCACTGACCGACCGATTGCGTGCATTGACACCGGTTATGCACAATGCGACAATCATGTCCGCATTGTTCGGAGGGGAGAACCTGGCTTCAGCGATGGCCTTGATTGACGGTGCCGACCAAATGGACGCGTGGACGGAAGCCATTCAAGGATCAACCTCAGCAACGGATATGGCTGCCAAACAGATGGATACATACGCGGAAAAGCAGAAGCGTATGCAGGCGTTCATTGACGACTTGAAAATCAGTTTTTTCGAGTTCGTGGAACCGATCGCCCCGGTGATCGAAATTGTCGGTATATTCATCGGCACACTGGTAACGCTGGGTACGGTAGCATGGTCCATCGGGCAAATCATGACGCTTGTGTCCCTCAAGTCATCCATCGCATGGATTGCGGGGATGGTGAAAATGGCGACGGCGACAGTAATCAATTGCCGGGTGATCAGTATGGCGATAAAGAGCATTCCCGTTGTGGGATGGATTATCGCGATTATCACCGCCGTCACCGCTTTGGTCGTTTTCCTGTGGAACAAGTTCGCCGAGGTGCGCGCCTTCTTCTACGGGCTGGGCAATTTCCTCAAGGTGTTCTTCCTGGAGGGATGGCGGTTCATTTTCAACGTGGTGCGCGCCATCATTGACGTGATAAACCCCGCCAACTGGTTTGACGACGATTTCCATTTCTCCGATGTGTGGGACAGGCTTGCCGGTCAGGCGCTCGAAGGAGGGAAAAAAGTGGGAAGCGCGTTTTCCGACGGATGGAAAGCGGGAATGGAGAATTGGGAAAAGTCACACCCCAAAGAGCAAAAAGAGGAAAAGGTGTCCGGGTTCAAAATTGATCCGAACAACCCCGTGAACCGAATAAACATCCCGAATAACGGCAGCGGCTCCTCTACCGGTGGACAACAGGCAAAAGGACTGAGTGGTGGCAGCAGTGGAAACGTACGGAATATCACAATGAATGTGACGATGAACAACAATTTCCATGTAGCCGGAGGGAATGATATCAAAAGGATTTCGGACAGGGTGAAACAGGAAATATTAGCCGTCATGACGGACGCTGTTCCGGCGGCGGGATAAGGAGGAAATGAATATGATTTCAGGAAACGGAGCATTGAATATCGGCGCGCTTTTTACGGAAGTGTTCGGGATATCATCCCCGATATACCTTCCGTGGGGGCGTGAGTTGAAAGACTATGAACCGGGAGATTACCGGGGTGTGACCTTTGTGGATGAGAGCCAGGCGGAAGCGTACAGCTGGATGGGGACACCTGTCATCGGGACATTCACGCTGGACGGTTGCGAGAAGTACAAGACTTATAAGTCAAACGGTTCGCCCGCGACGGTCAACCTGGCCAGTTTCCTCATGCCGTACGCCACGGTTGTGTCCTTCTCCCGCCCGATGAACGTGTCGAAGACCAAGGTGCTCGGCACGTACGGTACCGTGAAGGAAATATACGGGCTGGATGACTGGAACATCATGATACAGGGGTTCTGTATCGAGGACAGGAAACGCCAGGGGTACAGGACGGTGGCCGAACAGGTGAACGCGCTGTGCAAGTTCAGGAAGGTGACGGAAGCCATCGGTGTGACGGGGAGCATATTCAACGACAAGGAAATATACGCCATCCTCATCGAGGAGCTGAATTTTAATCCGGTACAAGGTAACAGCTCGGTGATGCCCTTTACGATACGCGCGATAAGTGACACGCTTGAAAACCTGCGGTTATGAGCTATATGATGTGTGCCCGGATCACATTTCCGGAAACGGACAAAAGAGGCGGATTCCAGACATTTCTGGTTTCTTCCGTACGTATCGAAAGCTCGTGGAAACTGCTGACGGATACGGCGGAAATCGTGCTTCCCCGGAAAATGAGCCGTTACGAGGGAAAGAACCTGGCGGATATCCTTCGCGCCGGAGACCGTGTCATGATAGAACTGGGATATGACGGCAACTGGGTGACGGAGTTTGAAGGATATATCCTTTCCGTATCAAGGGGCATTCCCATTACCGTGAAGTGCGAGGATGAGATGTACAGGCTGAAACGGAAAACGGTAAGCTATTCAAAGAAAAGCGTGACTTTGGGACAGCTGCTCAAGGATGTGGCCCAAGGATACGAAGTGAAGACCTCATTCGGTGATACGGAACTGGGAGCGGTACGTTATGCCCGAAAACGGGTGTCGGAGATTTTCGACGATTTACAGAAATTGGGATTTTACACCTATTTTATAGGAAAAAAGCTGTACTGCGGAGATGTGTATTCGGACAAGACGGAACTGCCGGAAGTGAGAATTGAACTGGAGAGGGAGGCGGTCAGCCAGGACCTGAACGAGACGGACGGCGAATATGAGGTCATTGCTACCGCCATGCTCGGGAAAGGCAGGAAACTGGAAGCGAAAGTGGGTGTTCCCGGAGCGGAGACCTTTAAAATCAGATACAGTGACAAGGATATGAGGATTACGCCGGAAATACTGGGGGATTTCGCCAGACGGTTCTACGAACGGCTCAAGAAGCAACGCTACAAGGGAGGTGTGGAACTCTTCGGAACGCCTTCCGTCACTCACGGAATGATACTGGAACTCAGCAGTGTGATTACTCCGGAAATGTCCGGAAGATACTTTATTGAGAAGGTGACGAAGGAGTTCAGTGATAACGCCACTTACAGGCAGAAACTGGAATTGGGAGGACGTGCGGAATGACAATTGACGAACAACTGAAAAAAGGATTTGAAAATATAGGAAAGAGCGGCCGACAGGCACAGTTGCGATGGTGTACGGTTACATCCGTGGACAAGGAGAAACGAGTAATGGACGCCGTCGGGGAATCAGACGGGCTTGATTACTTTGACATCGGACTGGGAACGGGATCCGTCAATGTATATCCAAAACCGGGAAGCCTGTGCCTGATAGGCATTGTGGAAGGACGGGAAACCGACCCGTTCCTCATTTCCGCCGCGGAGGTGGAATCCATTGAGGTCACGGCGGAAACGATTGTCATAAATGGCGGCGGATTGGGCGGACTGGTAAAAGTCGGGGAACTGACGGAGAAACTTAACGCTTTTATTGACGTGTTCAACAAGCATACCCACCAGGTAAGCACAACCGGAAGCGCGAGTGCCCAGACGGGAACGGCGGCCGCACCGGCGAGTACGGCACAGAAAGTGAAACGGGAGGACATTGAAAATAAAAATATACAGCAATGAAAGGGATCTTACTGGCGGACAACGGAGACCTGGCAATCAAGCCTGTCCTTGGGAAGGACGGCATGCGTTCAGGCATTATAATAGGCGGATCCGAGATACAGAACGCTTATATCGTATTGGGGCTGAACCAGGGAGAATTGAAAGAAGACCCGCTCATCGGGCCGAACCTGCTGAGGTTCATCCGGGCGAAGGCTACAAAAACGGCTGTCATCAGACAGGTCAGGATACATCTTGAACGTGACGGGCTTGATTACGATGAACTGAAAGAGAGGATTAATATCAACTTAAAAACAGATTAAAAACGATTTAAAATGGATATCTACACATCAATCAGAAACTTATTGGCAAGCGTCTTTTCAGTGATGTTCGCCTATTTCGCGCCGATCCAGAACATGGTATTCGTCATATTCTTCGTATTCGCCATCAACTGTATGGCGGGCATGATAGCGGGAATAGTGGCGAAACACGAGAGGTTCAACCTTAAAAAGTTCTTCCACTGTATGCTGGAGACTTTCGTCTTTTATATCATAGTGCTCAGCGTGTTTACCATAGGAGAGAAAATGCGGAATCTGGACGGGGCGATACAGTGTATCACCGGAGTTGTCTACGCCATCCTCTATTTCTACGGGGTGAACACGCTGCGTAACCTCAATATATTGTTTCCCGAATCGAAAGTGATACGCTTCCTGTTTTATGTGCTCTCTTTCGAGGTGGTGAAGAAGATACCTTATATGCAACAGTTTATAAATAAAGAAAAGGAGGGCGGAAAATGACAGTAAAAGACTTTGTGAAGTGGATTTATCCACAGGCTAGGAAGATGGGGGAAATCAATCCGGTATTCGTCACCGCGCAGGCGGCGCTTGAAAGCGGATGGGGAAAGTCCGCCATCGGAAACAACCTGTTCGGCATTACGAAAGGATCGTCCTGGAAGGGTGCGGTACGGCTGGTTACGACTACGGAATATTTCAGCCGGCCGGACGTCGGTTTCAAGGCTCCGGAAAAAGTGCTGCAAGTGGTCAGGCTTTCGGAAAAACGCTACAGATATACTGTCAAAAGATTGTTCCGCGACTACGACAGCGTGGCGGACTGCCTGGCGGATCACCTTGCCATACTGAAGAAACCCGGCTTTGCGGATGCGTGGCCATACCGTAATGACGCGAAAGAATATGTACGCAGGATTGTGGACAATGCAGGTCCGAAATATGCCACGTCACCGGACTATGTGGCTACAATGGACAAACTGTTCCTGATGGTTGAGAAAGTGGTATGGGAGGAAGGGTTATGAAAATCCTGCTGTATGTATCGGGCATATTGTTGTTGCTGGCCTGCCGGACCCCGGTAAATATGACGGAACGTGCCGATGGGACTGTCTGGCGACAGGGGACTGAACGGGCGGATTACGGGAAAGATTTTCAAGAAAACGTGGATCGTGTGGTAAGGGAAAGAGTGAATGAACTACGGAAAAATCTTTCGGAACTGGACGTGGAATACAACCGTACAAGTTATTCGATGCCGGATAGTATGGGGAAACAATATCCCACACAGGTGGAAACCGGAAAACTGAGCAGAAAGACGGAAGAGGATTCGCAGAGACTCAGACAAAAGGATGAGCTATACGAGGCCCTTACTTCAGAGGTGGAACAGTTCTCACTACTTGTGGATTCGATTGAGGACAGGGTTACAAAAGTGGTAACGCAACATAAGGAGAAACCTACTTGGTACCAGTCTGCGCTCATCTTTCTCGGAGGGTTATTTCTGGTATATATTATCGTAACGCTTTATATAAAAATGAAAAGGCCATGAAGGTGACAGTAATGCAGGGACAGTCGCTGGTGGATATTGCCATGCAGGTGTACGGCAGTGCGGAGGGGGTGTTCATACTGGCAAAAGAAAACGGGCTTTCGGTAACGGATGAGGTCTCTCCCGGACAGGTGCTGACGTATGATCCGGGGAATGTAGTGGAAAAGTCAGTATCCGACTATTATGACACCAATGGCGTCCGTCCCGTTACCGCCTTCGTGAACCCGGAATTAGTGTTTGATGAAACTTTTGACAATACATTTAGAAGCTTTGATAGAAATGAGTAGAACAGTTAAGGATATCAGTCAGGAAATAAAGGAGGCGTTCATTGCCAATATAACCTTGCAGGAGGCCTACGGCCTGTTACCGGACAAATCTTTTGATGACCAGTTCGCCACCTCCAGTATTGAGGCGGTTCTTATCAATATAGTCGCATCGGTGATATGGCTGCATGAATCTCTATGGGAACTGTTCCGAAAAGAGATGGAAACATTGATAGACAACAGCTATGTAACATCCCGGCCATGGTATTATCAAAGAGCGCTGGAGTTTCAAAACGGTGATGCCCTCTCATTCGATGAAAGTACATATTCCTTCCGCTATCCTACCGTAGATGAAAGTAAACGGATTGTGAAAAATGTCGCTATACGCGAGGTCACTGATAACAATGTGACGAAATTGAAGATCTATTTCAGTGACGAACGGAAACAGCCGCTGACCGGTGACGTACGTACGGCGTTTGAAGATTATATGCGGCAGATCGGAGCGGCCGGTACGCACTACCTGTTTGTCAGCCAGGTCCCCGATGAGTTGCGTGTCCACCTGCATATTTATTACGATCCGCTTGTTCTCGATTCGACGGGCGAACGTCTGGCTTCAGGAGGGAAGCCCGTGGAGGAGACCATTGAGAATTATCTGGATTCACTGGAATATGGAGGGGTGTTTTACGCCTCCGGGCTGGTTGATATGCTGCAAGCTACGGAAGGCGTGAAAGATGTTACGCTGGACGCTACCACATGGGATGGAAGCAAGGAGAACCGGAGAAAAATAGACGCGAAATCGGGGGCGTTCGTCTATGTCAGAAATGAAAGTGATATAACTTATGCGATTGACTGACCATGAATATCAACTGGAAAAAATGGATTTTGGAACGCCTGCCGTTCTCGCTGCGTGTCAACAGGATATATGTATTCTGCCTTCTGTTGACATTACCGGTCAGGCAGCTCCATTCCTCATTTGCGAGGTGGAGTAAGAAGCTGAAAGGTAAGGCCGGGGCAAGTGTACAGGTCTGTATGTTGAAAAAGATTATCTACGATGAGATAGGCTCCAATATTGAGATAGATGAGGGAGACGGAAAGCCATACGATTTTATCGTGAGGACTTCGTTGGATAATCTGGACGGAGAAAGGCGTATGATCGCGCTCCTTGACCGCTACAAGGCCGCAGGAAAATCATATATGTACGTAAATGAGCTGGTCTCTTATGAGGGCTTATGGGGAGAACATGTATGCGAGATATGCGAGTATTCGGCAGAGTGGACTTCCGATGGCTGGGTGTGCGAGCTCAGGCAAAAGGAAATCATCACCATCGAGGTGGATACTTATTATTGGGGCGACAAAGGGATGGCGCTGAGTATAACATCATCGGGACTGCCAAGGGCAATATTCGTTTACGCGACAGGCTATGGCGGAGGGGAATGGGTCATCGAACTACCGGCGGGATACACCGGGCCGCGGACTTTCCGCCACAACGATTTCGACCTTGCACGTCTGGGTATATCGCCCCGGGAAGATATAAATTACATATACCAACTTAAAGCAAATTAGAATTATGGCAAACGGATGGGGAAACAGCGGATACCGGCGGGCAACGACGCTGGTTGTGGACAAAAAAATAGGAGGAACCAGTATAAGCGGATATCCAAAAACGTACAGTGTGCTGGACACCTTTGGAAACTATATGGCGGTCACTGCCAAGGAACTGACCATGATGTCACTGTCTGACTACAATACAAGGATGTCGGCCTTTAAACGGTATATTGAAGGCATAGAGACCGGAATTACAGTGGATATATCGAATATAAGGGAACTCAATACAGGCGTATGTCCTATTACATTAACCGGAAAATAAAAGAAAAATGAGCAAACAACTGATTACGGAATCGGAAGCCATACGAGACGAGGTACGCGTGGGGGCGAATTCAGCCAAAAGGGTGGGCACGCTTCTTGTACAGATGGCAAATGAAGTGAACGGAATATACACCAACGTACTGGACTGGATAAACAACGACAGGCCGCAGGGAGGAGGGTTCATACTGACACAGTCGGATGTGGTTAACGCACTGACGGACGAGAGTGAACTGAAACCTTTGTCCGCCAAACAAGGGAAAATATTGAAAGCCATAATTGACGGGCTGGTAGTGGATAATCTTGTAACGGATAATGAATCAAAAGCACTGTCCGCAAGACAGGGAAAAGAGCTGGCGGAGAGGATAGAAGGACTAAGCGAAGTGTACCAGCCTTTGGGAGATTATCAACCGGCAGGAAACTATGCCGCTTCGGTTCATGAGCATCAAGCGTCTGATATTCAGGAAACAACAGATAAAAAAGTCATGACTGCGGAGGAAAGAAATATACTAAGTTCTCTCGGAACTAAGTACGCCAAAGCAGACTTTTCAAATGTTATTACAAAATCTCT